GCTGATATCGTCGATGTCTCCGAGGCTTTCGCCAAGGCCCAGATCGGAAACTTCGAGCTTCTTCGCGACCGCCTCAAGATCAGCGTGGAGCAGGCCGGAGATCAGGTCACGTTCGCGTTCGGCGACTTCAAAAAGACTGTCAAAAAGGAATCCGGTGCAATCAACCAGGCTTTGCTCGAGCTCGGTCGCGCGAAGTTCGCCGGAGGTATGGCCAGGCAGGCGGCCACGATCGGCGGCGCGTTCTCAAATCTTCAGGACAACATCGCGAAGTTCTTCGCTGAGATCGGCGAGCGAGGGCTGAGCGAAGAGCTTGTGAAACTGATGAAGTTGTTGACCAACAGCGCCGGCGGGGCGACCCGCCTGGCGATTGTCCTGGGTCGAAGTCTCGCGGCCTCGGTCCGTGTGCTGACCACCCTCGTGAAATTTCTGTCCGACAACTTCAAGCTGGTCGCTGGATCCATCGGAACACTGACGACCGTTTTGATCGCCTACAAGATCGGAATGGTGGCGACGAAGTTCATCACGATGGAAGTGACCGGAGCTCAGATTGCGCACGCGCTCGCGGTCACCAAGACAGGCCTTGCCTACCTTGCGCTCGGCCTCAAAATCTTGGCGGTCGCAGCGATCCTCGGAATCTTTTACCTGGCGATCAACGACCTCTACCACTTCCTCGAGGGCAACGAGTCGGTGCTGGGGAATCATTTTAAAGACGCCGGATATGACGCGGACGAGGCCTTCGCCACGATGATGACGGGCCTGGTCGCGCTGCTAGGTTTGCTCGCGATTCTTGCCGCAACCGTGGGTCTGCCGTTCGTCGTGATCATCGGATTGATCGGGCTTCTCGTCGCATTGATCTGGTACCTGGTCGAAAACGTTGACAAAATCGGTCCGGCTTTTGAGGAACTCGGCGAAGCCTTAGGCGTCATCCTCGACTGGATGCTGTACAAAATTGAGCAATGGATCGGCGAGGCGGACGACAAACTCACGGCCTGGGCGACCGGATTCGGGGCGGCGTTCGGGACCGCGATCGGGACCGCGATTCGAGAGGCTCTAGACAGCGCGGGCGAATGGATCGATCAGTTTGTTGACGAGACGACGATGAAGCTCGCCAAGATTGCGAACGCTGCAGCGAACCCGCTTGACTTCGCCGCGAGTCTGATGGGAGGTGGCGCGGCCAGTCCTGGTGTGGATGCATCGCGCCGGTCGAGCGAGGTCACCAACAACCGGAGCGCAAACGTCAACGCGACAATTCCGATCACGTTTCAAGGCAGCGCAACCGCGGCGGACAATGATGCGATGGCCAACGATATGGAGCGCAAGGTCAAGGGCGTGTTCAAGCGGATTCTTGGCGGGGTCGCTGGCGACCTCGAGGGAGAAACAGACTGATGGCTGTTACACTTCTTCAACCGCTTCGTTCAACCGGGCCGCTGGTTCAAGATGCTGACGGCAACACGATCTTTATTTTCGACGCCTCGCTGGGCGAGGCGCACGACACGACGGGCGAGCTTACAGATCACCCCGTTGAAGACGGCAGCGTGGTCACGGATCACTTCGTCAAGCGACCCTTCGAATTGACGATCACAGGATTGATCACGAACACGCCGAGCGACGCCCAGGTCGAGGCGGTCGCGATTGCGCTGGCCGAGGCTGGGATCATCGATACGCGAGTTCGCGCGACCTACGGCGTGATGCTCGAGGTCTTTGAGGCTGGCAGGCCGCTCACGATCGACACCGGCTTGCGGGTGTACGAGAACATGGTGTTGACCGCGGTCAGTGTCCCTCGAGGTCGTCCGGTTCAGGACATCCGTCCGCAGCTCAAATTCAAGCAGGTTACGTTTGCGTTCAGCGAGGTTGTCGAAGTTCCGCCCGACATCCTCGCGGCCGCCCAGTCGCCCTCAGGTCAGACCGAAACCAACGGCGACCAGCAGGGCGAGAAAAGCGAAGAGGACAACGAGCCGATCAAATCAGATGCGGTCAGATTAGGCGAAACTATTGCAGAGTTTACCACTGGCTTTTCACTGGATTGATCATGGCGTTTACATCACTTCCGTTGTTCGCCGAGCCGAAGGCCTTTCGCTACAACATCACGTTGAGCGGCGTGAACTACATCCTGGCTTTTCGTTACGCGACCAGAAACGATGGCTGGTATCTTTCGATCTACCTGCGCGACGAGACGCCGATCCGACTTGGCGTTCGAATCGTGGTCAGCTACCCGTTGTTTTTGAACGTGATTGATTCTCGACTTCCGCCCGGGCTTTTCCTGATGCTTCGGACCGATGACAACGGCGACCAGCCGCTGACCATCGATGACTTCAACGGCAGCGTGAAGCTGATGCGGCTGACCAGCGATTCGATTCCGCAGTCACCCAGCGAGGATGACACGCTCAAAGTTGAGGCCGCCTGATGGGACGACTTCGGGACAGGCGGATCGCGGTAATTGTCGGCCCCCCTGGTCAGGAGGGTCGATTGATTTCAGATCCTTTGCGCATCGACTTCACCGTGGAGCAATCTCGGTTCTCGAGCCCGGACAAAGCCGAGGTGGAAATTTACAACTTGAAGCGATCCACCGCCGCGCTTATCGAGCAAGGCGACGAGCGCCGGGCGATCCAGCTTTTCGCCGGATATCGCGATAGCCTTTCGCTTTTGTTTCAGGGCGAAATCCGCGAGGCGAAAACCACCGAGAATGACCGCGATCGAATCACGCGCATCAGCGCTGCCGACGGCGGCGCGGAGTATCGAAGCGGACGGCTGACCCAGTCGTGGCGAGGGCCGGTGACCAGCGATGAGATTATTCGCGGCATTAGCGAGTCGTTTGGCGTTCCGATCAATCTGCCAGATACGGTCGAGACGATCGAATACACGCAAGGGTTCAGCGCCAATGGTGCTGCGCGTGAGTCCCTGGACAAGCTCGCGGCTGACCTTGATTTCGACTGGACTTTCGAGAACGGCGAGATCGTCGTGACGCGCTCGGACGAGGCGGTCAAAGAGACCGCGCCCCTCTTGAATGCAAGCACGGGTCTGATAGGGTCGATCGAAGTCACGAACAAGGGCGTTAACGGGACGAGCCTTCTGAGCGCTCGCATCCGACCGAAGCGCTTCGTCTCGATTGAGACCGAGAAGACCAGCGGATTTTTCCTCGTGCAGAAAGTCACGCACAAGGGGAGCAATTTCGCGACTGAATTTTACACCGAATTTGAAGCCAGGAATAAGCCGCAATGAGCAGCGATTTCGTAGCGCAAGAGCCAGCCGAGGAGGAGCTTGAACCGAGCGGATTTTTCAAGCTGCTGACGAGCTCGATCAACGGCAAGATGTACACCGGTTTGATTGCTCGTGTGCTCGCGTTCAATCCCAAGGGTCCATCCGACCGACCGGTCGCTGACGTGCAGCCGGTCATCAAAGAGCGGTTTAAGGACGGTGACCGTGTTGAGGTTGCGCCCTTGCTCGATGTCCCGGTCAGTTATCCAAGTGGTGGCGGCCGAGGGCTGACGCTTCCGCTCGAGGCTGGCGACGAAGTATTCGTTTCATTCAGCGATCGATCCATTGACGAATGGAAGTCAGTCGGTGGGACTGGGATTGAGCCGCAGTCAACCCGGCGCTTTGACCTCTCCGACGGCGTGATCGTTGCGACCTTGAACACGTTCAATATCGACCCCGACAACCTCGTGCTCGGCGAGCTTCCCACTGGCATGCAGGTGTGCATCGGCGGCGGACAAGTTTCGATCGGGACCGATGCGGTCGAGCTGCTGAGTGAGATCGCGGTCGCGCTGAACGCGATCGACGCCTCGCTCGATCAACTCTCGACCGACCTCGGAAACATCCCTCCTAGTTCGGCCCCGGTCACGAACGCGATGCTCACGACAATTTTCGCGTCGACCGCGACCGTGCTCGGCACGCAGCTTTCGACCCTGGCGAGCGCGATCTCAAACATCGAGGGGATCACGAAATGACCGATCTGAGACTTGATTCCGCAACCGGAGACCTGGACCTGACGACCTACGGCGCGGCCCTCGTCAGAGGCGCTGATGGCGTTCGTCAGCAACTTTCGCTTCGTCTGTCTATCGGCGTCGGAGAATGGATGCTCGACCAGACAGCGTTCGTTCCATGGCGTCAGAAGATTCTCGTTCGCAACCCGGACCTGCAGGCGGCGGCGGCTCTGTTTCGTCGCTTGATTCTGACCTGTCCGGAGGTTGAAGATCTCCTGAAGTTTCGGCTGAACTTCGACAACGCGACTTCTATTTTCCGCTTGGACTTTACGGCGACGACATCCGAGGGCGCGCAGCGCTTTGTCGCTGAAGACACAGGCATTGAATCACTTGCAGGTGTGCTGCTCTTGCAGCCCGCCGGGAGCATTGTCTGATGGCTGGATTGACCGCTGAAGGATTAGAAATCAAACGACTTGCTGACCTGCAGGTCGATCTCGAGGCTCGGCTGGTTTCGGCTTTCGGACCGAACACGCGGACCGGACCAGACAGTGTATTCGGCCAGCTCGCCGGGGTGTTCAACGCCGAGCTCGCGCTGGTCTGGGAGCTCGCGCAGCAGTTGTACGACGGACAGAATCGCAACGCCGCCGAGGGCGCGCAGTTGGACAACCTGGGGAATTTGATCGGCATCGGTCGTCTGGGCGCGACGCGAACGACCGGAACGATCACCGCGACTGGGACCGCGGGAACGACCGTCCCGGCGGGGACCGTTGTAGAGAACAGCGGGACTGGCGATCGATTTCGAACCACGGATGCGGCGATCATCGGATCTGGCGGCACAGTCGACATCGCGATTGAAGGGACCGAGACCGGACCCCTCGAGGGACTTGCGACAGAAATTGATGAGATCATCACGCCGGTCAGCGGGCTTGATTCCGTCGAGAACGCCGAGGATGTGCTCCAGGGTCGCGATCAAGAATCGGATGCAGCATATCGCGTGCGCCAGGTTCAGTCGCTCCAGTTTACTGGCGCGGGCGTTGATTTAGCGATTCGGTCGGCGGTTGCCGCGATCAACGGTGTGCTGAGCGTGACGGTCACATCGAATCGAACGGCGGCCACGGTCGACACGATCCCGCCGCATGCGTTCGAGTGTGTCGTGTATCCCGACACCGGCGACACCGACTACCAGGAAGAGATTGCGGAGACGATTTTCCGACGCCAGCCGGCAGGCATTGAGGCTTTCGGATCATCGGCGTTCCACGTGACCGACCAGCAGAACAACACCCAGCAGGTCGGCTACACGTTTGCGACCGAAGAGGACTACTACATGGAGGCGATCGTGACCGAGGGCGCGAGCTACCCCGCCGACGGAGACGATCAAGTCGCGGCTGCGCTTCTCGCGGAGGGCAACGCGCTGACGGTCGGAGACGACATCAAGATCTGGAAATTCATCGCGGCTCTCGACGACATCCCGGGCATCACGGATGTGGTGGTTCAAATCAACACGACGCCCAGCCCGACCAACACCGCGAACATCGTGATTGATTCGCGGACGATCGCGATCTTTGACTCCGCGCGAATCACGGTGGTGGCACCATGACCGACCCAGTCCTGATTGAAGACCACGACGAGCGAGCGAAGAATCTGCTGACGAGCGACTTCGACGAGGCGGATCAATTGCGCAAACTCGTCGACGCGCTGGTTGGCGAGGTCCAGGAGCTTGAGCAGGTATTCTACGATCTAATCGTGGAGCAATATCTGAACAGCGCCGTGGGCGATCAACTCGACCGGTATGGTCAGATTGTCGGCGAGCTTCGAGCCGGGCTCAGTGATGCGGACTATCGCGGATTCATTCGAGCTCGGATCAAGACCAACCAGGGCGAGTCTGAAATCGATCGCTTGCTCGAGGTCGTCGCGACTATTTCAGGCGCCCAGAACGTGCGCTACGTCCCGAACTTCCCGGCGTCCTATCAGTTGATCATCGAGGTGATCAACGCGCTCGATGAGGGAACTCAGAATCGAATCTTCAATCAGATCCTACAATTGACACCGGCGGGCGTCGGAACCACAGTCGTCCAAGCCGAGGTTGATGGCTTCGGATTCAAAGACGACCCGAGATCGCTCGGCTTCGGCGAAGGCGTGTTCGCCAGCGTCGTCGGCATCGACGGATAACCAAAGGAAACCGCATGACCTGGACCTATGACCTTCCCCGTTTCGCGACCGGCGGATCTGCCGACGTTACTGAGCCGACCGAATCAAAAAAAGATCTCGGCTGGGTTGCGGAAAAACCGCCGCATGAGTTCATGAACTGGCTCCATGAGAATACCTATGTCGCGCTCAACGAACTCGACAAGCTATTCAACCCGAGATCGCTCGAGGAGCTGGACGCCGCGCTGAGCGCTGGCGAAGTCGGTCGACTTGCGCCGTCCGCAGTTCAGGGCTTCGGGTTTCCTGACCCGGTGGGGATTGGCGATACGTTCCCGGCTTCGTTTCCGTCTGGAGTCGCATTTAAGGATGCCGCGTGCAACTCGACTGACATCTTCGTCGCGGCTTCCTCGACGACGGTCGAGGCGTATTCGAAGGACTTCTCGATCGATGACCCCCACACGACCTACACGCTCAGCGGCGGCCTCCTCACAGGCGTCGTCACGCGCATCGCTGCCTCGCCGAACTATGTCGCGGTTGCCTGGGTCGACGGCGGCGTGAGCTTCTTCGTCGACATCTTCGACGTGGACGGCACACTCCTGCACACCTACACCGCGGGCGCCGGCGGCGGGGTGACGACGATTAAGGACCTGGCGATCAACGAGTTTACCGATCGCGTTCTCATCGGCGACGGCGATCAATTCGTGGCCTAC